TACTGTTGATGGTTCTGGTACATCCACAGTTAATATCTCTTCAGACAACAATACAGTAAATGTTACTAACACTTCAACATCTGTGTTAGGAGCACAAAGCACCGTTAATATTACAAACGGTGGAGGAAACACTGTGGACATTCTACAGGATGGAGCTGCTGGTACAAATGGCCACGTTGCCAATGTATCAATAGCCGGTGCTACAAATACAGTCAATATTCAGCAAGGTGGTAACATTGATAGTACAGTTAATGCGACAATTACAGGTTCTGGTAATTCAGTTAGCGTTAACAGTAATTATTCTGGCTTGGGCATCTCCCACTAAAGCTGAAATAGGAACTGTTACCGAACAAACTGGTCCGACCGAGATCATAAGAAACAAATCAAGTATCCCCAGTCAATTAAAATCTGGAGTGGAGATGGATGATACTATCTCCACTGCAAATGCAAAAGCTGGTATTACTTTTAATGATAATACCCAAGTTCAAATTACAGAACAAAGCAAACTTGTCATCGACAACTTTATATATGATCCTAACAAAAATACTGGTAAGTTAGCAATTAAGATAGCATTAGGAACCGTAAAGTATGCTTCTGGTCAAATTGCCAAAAATGATCCCGAACAAGTTAAAATTGAAACACCAACTGCCACAATTGGTGTCAGAGGAACAGACTTTAGCTCTACTGTCGATGAGATTGGACGCAGCACAATCATCCTTCTTCCTTCCTGTCCTCAAGGATGGAAAGACATTGAAAAAGATTGTATAACAGGAAAAATTATTGTAAAGACAGATGCAGGCGAACTAATGTTGACGAAGCCATTTCAGGCTACGACTATTGATTCAAGAATCCATGAACCAGCCAAACCATCTATCCTTAGTTTGGATCTACAACAAATAAACAATCTTCTGATTGTCTCTCCTCCACCTCAATTAAAGAAAGCAGAGACTACTACAACAGAAACAAAAGGATTCAATTTTCTTGATGAAGATTTGTTGAAACAAGACTTGCTAAAATATACAGAGCTAGACAAAAACTATCTTCAAGATGCAACAACCAAGTTAGATATTAACTATCTTGATAACAACTTCCTAATCAACTTGCTTGACGTTTCTTCTTCTCAAATGCTTGGTAATGAACTTGACCAATATAACTCTATGTTACCTAAATACGATAAGAATTCAGGTTTAAAATATATGGTCGATGGTGATGGTCTAACATTGTACAGGGAGACTGTTTCTAGTTATGCTGAAATAAATGTTCAGAAAAACAATGCTCTGACAACAAATATCAATCAAGATAACATTAATATTAATCAAATAGTAAATTATTCAGGTTCAACAACAATAACAATAAAGCAATCTCTATGAAAAAACTTATTCTTTTATGTTTGTTAATTTGTACACCAGCAAATGCAGGAAGTGCAATTATTAATCTTTCCGGAAACAATAATGTTTTAAATCTTGCACAAAGAGCAGACACAAATGTGATGTTTAGTGCCACAGATCCTAATGCAAGTAACAATGTTTATTCTATCAAGCAATCTGGTGGTGGAGAACATACTGCTAGCATTGACATAGAAGGTAATTTCCAAAACTATAACTTCTATCTTTCACAAAATAGCTCTCAGAATCTTTCAATATCAATTCAGCAAATTTGCAACAATCCTGTTTGCTCTCCTTCATCACCATATGTATTTAATCAGTATTGACATGAAAAATTTTCTAATATCTCTTGCAGTTGTTATTGTTTTAATAGCAATAAAAGTATCTAATCCACTTCCAGTACAATTATTGGAAATGAAATCGCTTGATTTGCTATTGACAAGTAAACCACAAACAACCAACGAAGATATAGTTATTGTTGAAGTGTCAGACAAGACTCTCGAAAAACTTGGTCAATGGCCATTAGATAGAAAAGTGTTTGCAGACAAGATAATGCAATTAAGAAAATATGGTGCTGGACTTATTGTTATGCCTATTTTATTTTCTGAGCCAGATAGAGCAGGACACGACAAAGAGCTTGCAGATGCTATTCAAACTGGAGGAGTCGTAATTGCTCAAACACCTACAAACCAAAACCAAAAGCCAGATGCTGTTCGTCGTGGCTTTGCTGCTATTGGTAATAATCCTACCGCTTATGCTTATAGCTGGAATGGAGCTGTTAGCCCTATCAAAATTCTTGCAGATGCCGCATCAGGGGTCGGTGTCGTTGCTTCCACACCTGAGGTGGACGGTGTTGTACGAAGAATGCCAATGGTCGTCAACATTGGTGGCCAGCTATATCCATCTTTACCTTTAGAAACAATAAGAGCAGCAACAGATGATCCTTCATTCCAAATTAAATCAGATGATTTGGGAATCAGTGCTGTTCGTATTCCAAAGTTTAAAACAATCAATACAGACAAAAATGGAAGAATATGGATTGATTGGTCAAACAAATATAAAACTATTGATTTCTTGGATGTAAAGAAAGAAGACGTAGAAGGTAAATCTGTTATTATTGGATTGTCGGCATCAGGTATTGGTAATGTTATTGCAACACCTAGAGGAGAACAATTTGCTCATACAGTACAAGCAAATGCTCTTATCTCTGTATTTAATGGAACAACACCAGTAAGATATTCATATGCACCTGGTTTTGAACTTTTAGCTACCATTTTACTAACTACTCTTATTATATTAGTTATCCCTAGAATACCTGTCCTTACTACCATTCCAGTGTTAGTTATTATTGTTGGTAGTTTAGTATATCTTCCCAAGTATTTGTTTAATAATAATTTAGAGCTTTGGGATGTATCATATATTTTATTTGCCACTTTAATTACATATGGTACTGTAATTGCTCAAAGAATGATTAGTGAGTATTTACAGAAGTTACAAATTAAGAAGCAATTTGGAACATATCTTTCTCCAGCAATGGTCGAGAAGTTACAAAAAAATCCAGAGTTGCTTCAACTAGGAGGAGAGTCTCGTGAACTTTCAATCATGTTTACAGATGTTCGTGGTTTCACTGCTATTAGTGAACATTATGGATACGATGTTCAGGGATTAACAAAGATAATGAATCGCTACATGACAGCGATGACAGCTTCTATCTTAGAAGAGAATGGAACTCTAGACAAATATATTGGTGATGCTCAGATGGCATTTTGGAACGCTCCTTTAGACGATCCAAATCATGCTAAGCATGCAGTCAAAGCTGCATTGAAGATGTTAGGAAAGCTGGATGAATTTAATAAAGAAGTTGGTAAAGAAGGTGTCCCACCTTTTGGCATGGGTCTTGGGATTAACACTGGGACCGTTGTTGTTGGTAACATGGGCAGCACTCAGCGTTTTGACTATACTTGTCTTGGTGACAGTGTTAACCTTGCATCAAGACTAGAAGGTCAATCAAAGAACTACGGAGTACTTTTAATCCTTGGACCTGAAACAGCCAAACAAGTTGAAGACGAATATAGAGTGATCCAATTAGACACTATTGCTGTTAAAGGTAAAAAAGAAGGTGTGGATATCTTCACTGTTCTCGATAATGCAGATTGGGCAAAGAGTCAGGTGATGACTCATAATAAGTTTCTTGAAATTTATAGATCCGGAGATTGGGACAGAGCAATAACATATGCTACTGATCTAAGAAGATGCTTTAATAAAAAGCTAGATCATTATTATGAATTAATGATTGAACGTATCGAAGATTATAAGATTAATCCACCAAAAAACTGGGATGGTGTTTACAGAGCAACGAGCAAGTAATTATTCTTCCTCGTTATCATCTTCCATTTGAACATGTCTAATGTGTTCTAGGTGTTTGCTTCGTAGTAATAGAACTACGTTTAATTTTTGATTCAATCTTATTAAATCATTATCCAACATTCTGATACGATCTATCAAAGCAATTAATACTGTGTTTGCATCTGACAGCACTGGTTTAATTTCTACTGTTGCCCATTGATAAACATACCAAACTATATAACCAATTCCACAAGCAGCAATGATTGGAAACCCATATTGATTAATAGCATTAGCTAGTGTTGTCAGATCCATTTTTTATTTTCTCGTTGTGTTCTATATAATATTTCAAATTTGTAGAAAGATGAGTTATAAAAACTATCCTTCCTTTTGAGTAGACAGAATATTGTTTTTTGCCACTACGCTGGCGCCTAGCAACAATCTCGAACATGTTTTATAATGGTAAGAAATACCATATCCCATTGCTTAAAAGAAGAACACCAATTAAACCAATTCCTACACTAGCCCATAGCATTTCCATAGAGACAGCAAGAATCGAAGTTGAACTTAATACAATTGCAATTTGTAGTAATGCACTTGCAAAACTAAAATAAGGACTACGAGCCTTTGCATTATCTCTTTCAATTTCTAGTTCTTTAGCCTTGGCTAGCAATTCTTTTTTACCTTCGCCTGTCTTAGGATCGCTCTCATAACGATCAATCTTAGCTTTAAGATCTTCAACTTGCTTATCGTTCTTGCGAGCAACAGCTTCGTCATATTGGTATTCTGCCAAGCTTTGTTTAATACTTTTTGCTTGATAGAAATTGTATGTATCGTTAATCTTAATTGTATTTGTCAATACTTTTCCACTGATATTATTTCCAATTAATGTACAAATAGCAAGAAGAGCTGCATAGATAGAAATCGTGACAGCACCACGACCTTTCATTACTGCTTCACCTTCACTACGACTTAGTACTTTACCAGTTTTATCTTTTAACGCCATTTTTTCCCCCATACAAGATCTATACCAATATAAGCTAATAATAGTAAATAAATTATCGATACAATACCTACAAGATTGTCAATCATTAATCTCTCCTTGCATCGTTCTTGCCATCAGCTCTGGCAATACGATCAATGTCTGGTCTAAGACCCAAGGCATCACTCATTAATGTATCAATACGAATAAGATCATGATTCATTGTTTTAACTCTGTTATCCAAAGCTGTAATAATTCCAGCCATTCCTTTTACAGAACTCATAACACCAGCCAAAATAAATTTTATTGTTAGAAATATAAAATAACCACCCACAAGTGAAGCAGCAATAGGAAATCCAACTTGCCCAATTAATTTTAAAATATCCATACTTTTATCATTTTTTCCGTAAAGTTATATCAGATATAACCAAAATTGTTGACTTTTATCATAAGAAGCATTATATATATTTATGTAGATGCCTTATGGGTCTACATAACAATTAACCTTGCTTAATAGGAGGTCACACATGACTAGATTAGATTTCGCTAAACTTTTTGACATGCCTTATATGGATAAGATGCTCGTAGGTTATGAGCCAATGTTCCGTAGATTAGAAGAGGCACATGAATCCTTTGCAAAAGTGATTCCAAACTACCCACCTTATAATATTGTAAAGGTTGACGAGAACAAGTATGTAATCGAAATGGCTGTTGCTGGTTTCGGTAAACAAAATCTTGATATTGAGATCAATGATGGCACTCTTGTTATCTCTGGTCAATCTAACCAATCAGATGAAGATTATGTATACAAGGGTATTGCTGATCGTAGCTTCACCCGCAAGTTCTCTATTGCCGATACTGTGGAAATTAAAAATGCTGACTTGATCAATGGTATGTTGAAGATTTGGCTTGAGAATATCATTCCTGATTCAAAGAAGCCAAAGAAGATCGAGATCAATGATCCTGCTTCTAATGTAGAAGTTAAAGCTGAGGCTGCTGTCAAAGGATCAACTAAGCAGTTTCTTACAGAGAATAAAAAAGAGGACTAAAATGTTAAAACTAAAAAATAAAGTGACTGGTTGGTTTAAACGCCGAGCCAGAATAAGTACTACTGTTCGTGAACTTAGTTCATTAAATACTAGAGAATTGGCTGACATTGGTCTCACAAGATCTGACATTGATAGAGTAGCAAGAGAAGCTAATTCTATCAGATCTTGGAGCATCTTATAATGTTTGCTGCAGTCACACATCTAGTAAATTCAGTTTCTTCTTTTCTTAATTCATTTACAGAAACAGAAGAAACAAAGTATCGTCGTGAGATGACCAGATTTCTTAACCAAGCAACTGATCGTCACCATTTAGAATTTCTCGAAAGAGAATGGGAAAGAGTGCACGGAAGGAGATATTGGTAAAATGTGGCCATACACTGACGACGAACTTATCATAATCAACGAAGGTTGTAAATAATAAACAAGGGGGAAGAAATTCCCCCTTGACTTTTGCGTTGTATCTATGTATACTGTTCCTGTATGAACAAAGAAAACCTTACTAAACTAAGAAACTTGATCTTGGAAATTGCTCCAAAGATGCAGCCATTGCTGCCACCACATCCTTCTCATCCAAATGGAAGGATTGCTATTGCACATATGTATAGTGTACTTGAGGGTGTATTTGAGTGTCCAATTAAGGATGTAAGAGATAGCAGACTACAGGATGCTATTGACATTGTTAACTATTGCATGGATAATGCAACTAAAATGAGAATGATTACACCACTTCGAGAGAAGTATCAGCCAGAACCTAAATCACCACCTCCTGCTACATTGGAGCAATTTTTTGAATGAGTAAATTTTATACCAACGTTTCCCTAAGTCGTAATGATATTTTGCTACGTGGCTATGAAGATGGCCAACGAGTGCAACACCGTATTCCATATAAGCCAACACTCTATGTACATTCGAAGTCTGGCAATTCACTGTTTCGTAATCTACGAGGCAAGCAAGTCGATGAGATTAAATTAGATTCTATTTCCGAAGCAAGAGACTTCGTTAAGCGTTATAGTGACGTAGAGGGTTTTGATATCTACGGTCTCACTAACTATGTCTATGCATTCATCAATGAATATTTTCCTGGTGATATTGACTATGATCCCAAAAAGATCTCTATGGTCAATATCGATATCGAAGTTGCAGCCGATCAAGGATTTCCTAATATTCAAACTGCAGATAAAGAGATCACAGCAATCACAATGAAGAAGGATGATATGTATGTTGTTCTTGGTTGTGGAGAGTTTGATGTTACTAAGTTGGATGCAGATTTACAAACAAAGATAAAATATATTAAGTGTCATGATGAAGCTCAACTTCTTATTAAGTTTCTTGATGTATGGCGTTCCAAATGGTTCTCTCCTGATGTCGTAACAGGATGGAACATTGAGACGTTCGATATTCCCTACATTGTCAACCGTATCAAGCGTGTGCTTGGTGAATCAATGGCAAAGAAGCTTTCGCCTTGGGAGCTACTAGAAGAAAAGACTATTACAGTTGCAGGTCGTGACTATCAAGTCTATGTTCCTGTTGGTATTTCTACTCTCGACTATTTACAACTATATCGTAAGTTCTCATTTACAATGCAAGAGTCTTATCGTCTCGATCACATTGCAAACATTGAGCTTGGCGAACGTAAGATGGACTATTCAGAGTATGATAGTTTGTTTGATCTTTACAAGAAAGACTATCAGAAGTTTATTGAGTATAACATCAAGGACGTCGATCTCGTTGGTAAGCTCGAAGACAAGTTAAAGTTTATTGAGCAGGTATATGCAATTGCTTATGATGGTAAGGTCAACTATCAAGATGCATTCACATCTGTTCGTATGTGGGATATTATTATTCACAATTATCTTCTTTCACAGAGAATTGTTATTCCTCATGTCAAGCCAGGAAAGAAAGAAAGACAGATTATTGGAGCATATGTCAAGGATCCTAAAGTTGGAATGCATAAGTGGGTTGTGTCATTTGACTTGAACTCGCTATATCCTCACTTAATGATGCAGTATAATGTCTCACCAGAAACATATGTTGGTCATATTTCTTCACTAGGTGGTGAAGAAGGCGTCAAGACTATTCTTAATGGTTATCTAAACGAACCTTCTATTCGTAATCAAATGGTATCACAAAATGTTACTGTTGCTGCATCTGGCTGTATGTTTGATAAAGACTACCAAGGGTTCCTTCCTAAGTTAATGCAGAAGATGTATGATGATCGTGTAGTTTATAAGAAGCGAATGCTAGAAGCAAAACAAAAGCATGAGTTGAATCCTTCTTATGAAACAGAAAAAGCAATTGCACAGAATCATAATATGCAGCTTGCAAAGAAGATTCAGTTGAACTCAGCATACGGTGCATTATCGAATGAATACTTCCGTTGGTTTGATCCCAAGCTAGCAGAGTCTATTACTCTTTCTGGCCAGCTTTCTATTATGTGGATTGAAAGAGAGATCAACAAGTATCTAAACAAATTATTTAAGACAAAGGATATAGATTATGTCTTGGCATGTGATACGGATTCTATGTATATTACGCTTGACAATTTGGTCACTCAATGCAACATTGAGGATAAACCGACTAATGAGATCGTCAAGCTCCTTGATCACTTTTGTGAACATCGAATTGAACCTTTTATTGATAAGTGTTACGGAGATCTTGCTGAGTATGTTAATGCTTACCAACAGAAGATGAAGATGAAGCGAGAAGCAATCGCTAACAAAGGCATCTGGACAGCAAAGAAGCGTTACATTCTCAATGTATGGAACAACGAAGGTGTTGCATATTCAGAACCTAAACTTAAAATGATGGGGATTGAAGCAGTTCGTTCTTCAACACCTGCTGCTTGTCGAGCCAATATTAAGAAAGCTATTAGTGTTATCATTAACGAAGATGAAGATGCAATTATTAAATTTATTGAAAAGTTTAGAATGGAATTTAAACAACTTCCATTTGAAGATGTTGCATTTCCTCGAGGATGTAAAGGTTTGTCTGAGTATTCTGATCTAAACACAATCTACAGAAAAGCTACACCAATCCATGTTCGAGGTGCCTTGCTTTATAATTGGTTGTTGAAACAAAAGAAACTCGATCAGAGATATCAATTAATCCAAGAAGGTGACAAGATTAAATTCTGTTATATGAAACTTCCAAATCCAACAAGAGAAAATGTGTTTGCATGTCCTAACACTCTTCCTCGCCAACTTGGTATGGAACAATATATCGATTATGATACCCAATACGAAAAGGCCTTTGTCGAACCTTTGAAAACAATCTTGGATGCTATTGGGTGGCGTGTAGAGAAGAAAGCTACGTTGGAAGATTTTTTCATGTAATCATAAATAGTTATTTAACTATGGAGACGTTGCATGATTGCCGATATGTCATTTCTCGACAAGTCCTACCTATTTGCCACGCTAGCTGGCGCTGCCTACAAAGATGATTGTTCTTCTAATTTTGAACAAATTAATCTTTCTAACTACGAATTTTTTAACGTTGAGGGTGCTCAGGGTCATGGTGCTTGCAACGAAACAGATTTAATTATTACATGCAGAGGAACACAACCAACTCAACCAAACGATCTTCTTGCAGATTTGGATACAATTCCTAAAAGACATGGTAATGGTTGGGTCCATGAAGGATTTAGAAGAGAAGCAAGAAAAATACTTCCTTTGGTAATTGATTATATTAAAAAATATCCTAACCGTAAAATATGGTTAACTGGACATTCTCTTGGAGCTGCAATGGCTCTTTATATTACTCAAGAATTAGAGTATGAACAATTCAATCCTCAAATGCTTTTTACATATGGATGTCCAAGACTAGGAAGTCATGATTATGTTGAAGGTGTTAAAACAGAACATCATAGATTCGTAAATTGTAATGATATGGTTACCACTGTTCCTCCTTCTGCAATTGGATTCAGACATCATGGTAATCTTCACTACATTAATTTTTATGGAAACATAAGAACTCTTTCTAAGTGGCAACGTTTCAAAGATAAGTTGCGTGCTCATAAAAGATCTTGGTCAAAGGGTCAATGGTTCGATGGAATTTATGATCACAGCATAGATCGTTATGCTGATAAAATTAAAAATATAGATCCAACAAAGTGAGTAATAAATGGCAAAAAATATTACACCAATCAGTGAGTTTGATTTTGGAATTGACTTTGCAGAAGATTTGACAGAAGTTGTACAAAGTTCTACAAATGCTGCACAACAAGCAAATGCAAAGGCACAGGCATTGTATAATGCAATAATGCCTTTGCTAAACAACCTTAAAAAGAATCCAGAAAAACCTAATATTGTTTGGCCTGACAGAGAAAAAAAGATTGATCTTTTTATTGAAAAGCTCGATGGTATAATGAATAGCGAATTGTGAAACCATACAAGGATATATTATGTCACTTATTAATCGTCTTATTAAGAACTCAACAATTACAGAAACTGCAATTCTTACTGAAAGTAAGATCTATGGCAAGAAGGATATGATCACAACCAGTGTGCCAATGGTTAATGTGGCATTGTCTGGTAGTGTGGATGGAGGATTGACTCCTGGTCTTACTGTTCTTGCTGGTCCATCAAAACACTTTAAGTCTGCATTCTCGTTGTTGATGGCTTCAGCATATATGAAGCAGTATCCAGAAAGTGTTCTTTTATTTTACGATTCTGAGTTTGGTACACCAGAAGGATATTTTGAATCTTTTGGTATTGATATGTCTCGAGTAATTCATACTCCTATTACAGATATCGAACAATTAAAGTTTGATATTATGAAGCAGCTTAATGAGATTGGTCGTACAGATAAAGTTGTTGTCGTAATTGACTCTGTAGGTAACTTGGCTTCTAAGAAAGAAGTTGAAGATGCTGCAAACGAAAAGTCTGTTGCAGATATGTCTCGTGCAAAGAGTCTTAAGTCATTGTTCCGTATGGTAACACCACACTTGACTCTTAAAGATATTCCTTTGATTGTTGTCAATCACACATACAAGGAAATTGGATTGTATCCTAAAGACATTGTTGGTGGTGGTACTGGTATCTACTACTCTGCAGATACAATTTGGATTCTTGGTCGTCAGCAAGACAAGGACTCAGATGGCATTCAAGGATACCACTTTGTTATTAACGTTGAGAAGTCACGTTATGTCAAGGAAAAGTCTAAGATTCCAATCACAGTCTCATATGAAGGTGGTATTAAGAAATGGTCTGGACTTCTTGACCTTGCTCTTGAAGGTGGTTATGTTGTTAAGCCTTCTAATGGTTGGTACCAACTTGTTGATCGAGCCACTGGCGAAGTAGTTGGTAATAAAATGCGTGCTGCTGATATTGAAGACAACAGTGCAATATGGAAGCAAGTACTAACAACGACAGACTTTGCTCAATGGATTAAATCTAAGTACACATTAGTTGGTGGCAATCTCCTTGCTGCAGAAGCAGAGGAATTAGATGAGTGATTCTAACAATTTTTTATTTGATAAGATAGCAGAGTTTACTCAAATATATAAAGACGCTCATCAAAAATATGATATTGAAGCAGAACAATATTGGGAAAGCTTGTCTTATGAAGATAAGATCAAAGCTTTTTATATTGTCACAAAACGTATTCATAAAGGTGATATTATAGATCAAGGATCATATCGATATGTTCTTTATGATGTATTTGGTTTTGATATGGATTCTTATATTGTAGGTATGGATTCTGGTTATTTGGATATTCATAATAGCATTGTGGTGTATAAAGATGACCAGCGAACAGATGGAAGCAAAGATAAGTAAATTTTCTATTCCATTAGACATTCAAATTTTGATGACTTGTGATACTCAAGAAGATTCAGTATTATTGGCTGTCGCTATGTTAAGGAAAGTAATTTCTATTTTTGATTCCCATTACAATCCAGAAAGCCGTAAGGCATTAATTGACCAATTTAACAAATAGGATAGCAGCGGTGTGTGGAAAACTAAAGAGTATGTTTTTAGATGGCGATGGCATCCAAACAAAGTAAAATTTTTTATTCGACAATACAACTATAATAATGGTAGCCCTATTATTTATTATAAGATAGGATCATTAATTATAGAAAAGCATCAGGTGTTTGTAAACAAATGATTTTATCAAGTAAATGGACTATTAATTGGATAGGTCTCAAAGGTCAATGGTTTTACTGGAACATCGCTAGATTCAATAGTGGTAATCCATATTACTGTTGGCGATTTGGTCCACTCTCAATTAAAAGGTATTGGTAATGGCATATAACCCTATCACAGAGATAAGGCTAGTAGAAATGAGAGAACATGTTCCTCTTGGTAATAACATCTACGAAGATAAATTTGCTGGCTATAAAGTTCAGTTCAGGTGTCTAGGCAAATATAAAGAAACAGATTGGATTACAGCTCCAACAATTACAGAGTACATTAATGATAGAAAAGACAATTCTCTCACATCTAATATTCAACGAAGCGTTCGCAAGGAAGACTCTTCCATTTCTTAAGGATGAATATTTTCAAAACCTTTCTGATAAGGTCGTTTACAATTTAATTAATGATTATGTTAACAAATATAACAACACTCCAACAAAGGAGGTGTTGTTTATTGAATTGGGAAATAAAGATGGACTTTCAGAAAATACGTTCAAAGATTCAAAACGACTCATTGAAGATCTTCAAATCGACAACACAGAAATTAAATGGCTTTTGGATAGGACTGAAAAGTTTTGTCAGGAAAAGGCTATCTATAATGCAATCATGGCATCAATCAAAATCCTTGATGACAAGACTGGATCATTATCTACAGGTTCTATTCCTACTTTGTTATCAGACGCTCTTGGCGTCAGTTTTGATGTTAGCATCGGTCATGATTATTTCCTCAATGCTGATGATCGGTTTGATTTCTATCATCGCAAGGAAGAACATATTCCCTTCGACCTTGAGTTTTTTAACAACATCACTAAAGGAGGTCTTGTTAGAAAGACCCTCAACATTGCCCTTGCTGGCACTGGCGTTGGGAAATCTCTTTTTATGTGTCATTGTGCTTCATTTAACTTAACACAAGGAAAGAACGTCCTATACATTACAATGGAAATGGCAGAAGAGAAGATTGCAGAACGTATTGATGCAAATCTGTTGAACGTCACTGTTGATGAATTATCCGTTCTTCCTAAAGATGCATATGATAAGAAGATTGCTCGAGTGAAGGAAAAGACTGTTGGCAAGTTGGTTATTAAAGAATATCCTACCGCCTCTGCAGGAAGTGCGCACTTTAGACATTTGCTTAATGAACTTCGTATTAAACGAAACTTTATTCCTGACATTATCTATATCGATTATCTTAACATATGTTCTTCTAGCAGAATTAAGACAGGAAGCAACGTTAACTCATACACATACATTAAAGCAATAGCCGAAGAACTTAGAGGTCTTGCTGTCGAGTTTAATGTTCCTGTCGTTTCTGCTACACAGACAACAAGATCTGGATATGGAAACTCGGATGTTGAACTTACAGACACATCTGAATCTTTTGGTCTTCCTGCAACAGCAGACTTAATGTTTGCTTTGGTATCGACAGAGCAGATGGAAGATCTTAATCAGCTTATGGTTAAGCAATTGAAGAATCGTTACAATGATCCAACAATCCATAAGAGGTTTGTAATTGGAATCGATCGAGCCAAGATGCGATTGTATAATACTGAACAGTCAGCTCAGGCTGATCTGGTAAATGATGCTCCTGTGTTTAACAGTTCTAAGTCTGGTCAAAAGATAGATAATGAAAAGAGAAACAGATTTAAGGAATTGACCGTATGAAGACCAGCGAACAAGCATATGAGGAATTTGTTGCAGATATTATTTTTACATATTTTGCAACCCAACTCAGTTCTGGTCGTACAATTGTAATGGAATCTGAAATATGGCAAATGCTTGGTTTGGAATTGCCAGAAGGTCATCACAACCGTAAATTCTTATTAAAAGAATACAAAGACAATGTGATACCGTTTCCTACCAAGAAAACACAGATTAATTAATTGTAAACACACAATAAAAACGCCATTCATATTACAGGGTTTTTTCTAAACCATTGAAAATACACGTGTTTTTTTTCGTTTGGTCGTCCAAAATTTTAATATCTGAGCAATTACCCATCCTGATTAACCATTCAAAAAAATTACTGTGTAATATCAAGCAGTTAATTTTTTCCCTGTAAAAACAAAGGTTTATTTTTTAAAAATAATTGTTGCCTTTTTATTTAATCTCCCATATATTGATAAAGTAAGCAATGGAGAGAACAAATGTTTGCAGTAATTGAAGCCTACCAAATTTGGATCGAACTCGCCGTAGTTTTCCTCGCAGGCGTATCAATTATTGAGTTTTTCCAAGCTTAAAATAAAATACCTGTTGACTTATTATCTAATATCCCAGATTATAATCAAGTAGACACAAACACACACATAGGAGTTACAATATGTCTAAAGTTGAATTCGCTCGTAAGATCTTTGTTGAGAATCCTTCGTTTTCTCGTAAGCAATTGATTGAGGCTTTGATGTCTCAGTTGAACATGACTAAGGCTGGTGCTACGACTTATGCGTACAACTTGTCTAAGGGTCAGCCTAAGGCTGCAAAGCCTGCAAAGGCTCCTAAGGCTGCTAAGCCTACTCGTGCTAAGACTGTTACGGAAATTTCTCGAGCAGAACTTCCTAAGCAATCGAAGGCTGAACGTCTCGCTTTGATGAAGGAAGTTTCTCGTAAGCAGAAAGATCTTGAATCTGAGTCAATCAAGCAGGATCGTGAGGTCATGCAAGCTGAGATCGATGAATACGTCAAGGATGCTCAGGCATATGTTGCATCGCTGACTTCGCCTACTCGTAAATTTATTGGTATGGCAGAGTAAGCTAGTAACTTTTTTATATAAATAGATTTGCGGGAGTCTCTGACTCCCGCTATTAGGAAATTTTTATTTAGGACTATAAATGTACTCGACTACTTGTATGAAACATGAACCACGTTTTAGCAATAACGGATCACTAGCTCCGATTGCAGGCGTATGGACATATGACGTCAAGGAGCGTAAGATTTAACAGGATAATAAAATCCAAGTTAGGTCAAACGCTCCAAGGAAACTTCGGAGCGTTTTTTTATGGTTGACATTATTTAAAAACGATCCTATATTAAGACTCGATGCTGTTCCGAGTGAATAAGAACAGCCTCTGACTGGTACTTGAGCCAAATGGCCGAAAGGTGGTTTCCAGCAGAGTAGAAGGACAACAAGAGTTGTCTCTTCATG